TGGCACTACTGCTCAACGCCCTCCTAGTGCTAACTCTGGTGCTTTATATTATAATACTTCTAAAAATATTTTAGAAATTTATAATGGGAACGCTTCACAATGGCATGTAGTAGGAGAATTACCAAGAGTAGTAATTACTGGTGCGACAGCGGCTATGTCAAATGCATTCTATATTGTTAACAGTGCAGGCGGACCAGTTACGGTAACATTACCGGGTTCTCCAGTAGAAGGTGATACAGTTAAGTTTCAGGATTATTCAGGAACATTTGGTAGTAATAACTTAACAGTTGCAGCTAACGGTAAAAAAATTATGCGTACAAGCGACAATATGACTGTAAGTACTAATGGTGCATCATTTACACTAGAGTACACTGACGAAGCAAGTGGTTGGTTAGTAGCATCAATTTAACAGGAGCATAGAAGAAAATGGCATTTGATTATCAAAGTTTGAAAAAAGTTACAGGGGCTGCAATTGTGGACGGTAGTCTAGCTCAGGCAGACTTAGCGAATACAACTGTAACAGGAACAAACATTGCTACAGGAGCCGTTGGGTCTGACGAAATGGCAACAGGTGCTGTTGATCTTGGAAGTGCTAAAGCAACAGGTGCATTATCAGTTGCACAAGGTGGTCTAGGTATTAACAGTGGTAGCGGAGCATATAGAGCTGTAAGAAGCACAGGCTCAGCACTAACTACTGATCAACATGGTATTGCAAGTATGAATGTTTATACAGGTAATAGTACATGGAGTAGACCAAGTGGTGTACGATACATTAGAGTACAAGTACAAGGTGCTGGTGGTGGTGGAAGCGGCCACGGAGAAGGTGGTGCTGCTGGCGGATATGCAGAAAAATTTATTGATGTAACAGGAATTAGTTCAGTTTCAGTTAGCATTGGTGGCGGAGGTGGTGGTACATACTACTCCGGTGCTGGTGGTAATGGTAATGGTTCTAGTTTTGGTCCATATGTAAGTGCAAGTGGTGGACACGGAGCAAACAGACAAAACCAACACAGTGGTGGAGTTAGCGGAAATGGATCAGGTGGTAACTTGAATATCCATACAGGTGGCGGATTTAGTCACCACGCTTATAGTGCTCAGAGTACAGCAAACACATACTTTGGTGGAGGTGCTCCAGGTAATCACCCACAAGGTGGACACTTTGCACACAATCATCAAAATCATTGTACACAAGGTTCAGGCGGAGCAGGAGCTCACTTCCATGGACATAGGGGTTCAGATGGTAGACCTGGCATGATTATTGTGACTAACTACTATTAAGGAGTATGAGAGAGAATGGCATTTAATTATCAAACACTGAAAAATTTAACAAATACCTCCTTAGATGGTGCTACAGTTACTGGTGCAGATTTAGGCACAGATTCAGTTACAAATGCAAAATTAGCGAACGGTGCTATTACTAGTGATAAGATGGCAGCTGGTGCTGTTAACTTAGGCGGTAGTGTAGTTTCTGGTACAGCGGCATTTAATAAAGGTGGTACAGGACAAACTAGTGTTGGTGGAGCATACCAAGCACTAACAATGAATTCAAGTAATAACAACTTAGCCTTTACACCAACAGGTATTAGAGGTATGAGTGTTTATACAAGTACAGGTACTTGGACCAAACCAAGTGGCGTACGATATATTTTAGTACAAGTACAAGCCGGAGGCGGCGGTGGTTCAGGACATGGTGAATCAGGAGCAGCAGGTGGATATTCAGAAAGAGTACTTGACGTAACAAGTATTAGCTCAGTGAGCTGTAATGTTGGCGGCGGAGGTGGTGGTACATACTACTCTAACGCAGGCGGTAATGGTAATGGTTCAAGTTTTGGTCCATACTTATCAGCTGGTGGCGGACACGGTGCTAATAGACATAATCAACATAATGGCGGATTACCTGGTGTTGGATCAGGTGGTGACCTAAACATCTATTGTGGTGCAGGCGGAAGTCACGAACAACGTTCAGCAGGAATGGGTGGTGCTAGTTTCTTTGGTGGACCAGGTCCATCAGGACACCCACAAGGTGGACACTTTGCACATAACCACCAAGGACATAGTTCACCAGGAACAGGTGGAACATCAGGATACTTTAGTGGACACAGAGGTGCTGACGGTAGACCGGGAATCATAATTGTAACGGAGTTCTATTAAAATGGCATTTAACTATCAAACACTAAAGCAGTACACAGGTGATGCATTTATTGATGCAACTCTAACAGGATCAAAGATAGCAGCAGGAGCAGTTGGAGCAGACGACATTGCATCAGGTGCTGTTGATGCAAACAAATTAGCAGACGGTGCAGTTAACTTAGGTTCAAATGTAGTTACAGGTACAGTTCCAGTAAGTGGAGGTGGTACAGGACTTACAAGTGTTGGAGGAAATAATACTATTCTTTCTGCAAACTCTTCAGGTAACGCATTAGAATATAGAAACGAAGGTTTCTCAGGTATTCAAGTTTTTACAGGTAACGGTACTTGGAACAGACCAAGTGGCGTAAGATACATTAGAGTTAAACTAGTTGGCGGAGGCGGTGGCGCAAGTGGTCACGGAGAGTCAGGCGGCGCTGGTGGATACTCAGAAAGAATAATGGATGTAACAGGAATCAGCTCAGTTGGTATTACAATTGGCGGTGGTGGCGGAGGTACTTATTACTCTGGTGCTGGTGGTAATGGTAACACAACTAGTTTTGGGCCTTATATGTCAGCAGGCGGTGGACATGGGGCTAACAGACAAAACCAACACTCAGGTGGTGTAAGTGGAAACGGTAATGGCGGAAACTTAAATATTCACCAAGGTGGAGGTGGTTGTCATCACCACTCGTTTGGTCCAGGTGGATCAACATATTTCGGTGGTGCAGCACCGTCAGGGCATCCACAGGGTGGACACTTTGCACACAATCATCAAGGACACAGTGCGCCGGGTACAGGTGGTACAGGCGGGTATTTCCATGGACATAGAGGTTCAGATGGAAGACCAGGTATTGTAGTCGTTGAGGAATATAAGTAATAAATAAAAGACAATAGGAGTATATTAAACCATGAAAAAAGCACTTATAGGATATCAAGGTTGGGTTCAAGACATTAGAGAGCCCGGCGAAGAATTTGAAATCTACAATGGTCCTGACGCATCAATCCAGTGGGTAGATGCTCCAGATGAGATCACTTTAGATTGGACATTAGAATGGTCCCCACAACAACAGCAAATGATTTGGGTAGAAAGAGACGGCCCATACACACAAGATTCAGAAGCACGTAGAGTTGCTTATGGTGAAGTTGGTGAACAGTTAGATATGATTTTCCACGAAATTCAAGAATCAGGAAGTATTTCTGCTTCAGGACCGTGGGCATCACACATTTCTACAGTAAAATCAATGATTCCAGCACCAGCAGCACCAGAACTAATCACTGAAGAAGAAGCAATGGTTAGAAGAAATACTACAGAACCAAGCGAAGATAAGCCATGTAATTCAAGCACTTCGGACTTACCAGCTTGGAAAAGATACAGCGGCTGGACTGATAAATCAAACGATCCAGTTCCAGGCATTACCCAGTAAAAACGTAAGTATACTCCAAATATTAAAAGGCTCTTCGGAGCCTTTTTTTATTTCTGCCCTCTCTACCATAGGATAAATAATAGTAGTATATTATAAAATACACCAAAGGGAAAAATATGAAAATTAAAACAGTAACCATTGTTGGAGGCGGCTCTTCCGGTTGGATGACAGCAGCAGCACTTTCTAAATGTTGCCCGCACTTAGATATTACATTAATTGAATCTAAATCAATTGGCACAGTTGGCGTAGGTGAAAGTACATTAGGACATATTAATAGATATCTTCAAATGCTTGATCTTAAAGATGAAGATTGGATGCCAGCATGTAACGCAACATATAAAAACTCAATTCAATTTACAAACTTTAGAGAAAATAAAGGCGAAGTATTTCAATATCCGTTTAGTGATGGATTCGATTATACTGATAAGCCAGGTGGCATGGAAAACTGGAGACAGTTAGCAGCACTAAAACCTGAACAATATACTCCAGAAGAATTTGCAAGATTCTTTTGTACAGGTAATACATTACTTGCTGAACAAAACAAGCAAACTAAAAACGAAGATGGCGTTTTAAGAAACTTTAATTTTGATTGGGATACTGCATATCATTTAGATGCAGCAGCATTTGGTCAATACTTAAAAGATAAAATTGCTATTCCTAACGGTGTAAAACATATGTATGGCGAAGTACATTCCCATATGAAAGACAATACAAACAGTTACGTTACACAAGTATTATGTGCAGACGGAACTAAGTTAAACAGTGACTTGTATATTGATTGTACAGGTTTTGCATCTATTATGCTAGAAGGTTGGATGGGTTCACACTTTATGAACTTTGAAAAACACTTAGCAAATGATAGAGCATGGGCATGTAGATTACCTTATACTGATAGAGAAAAACAAATGCACAACGTAACTGATTGCCATGCACTTGGTAATGGTTGGGTATGGAACATTCCTTTATGGAATAGAATTGGTACAGGGTATGTTTACTCAACAAGATTTACAACACCCGAAAAAGCTCAAGTAGAGTTTAGAAAACATCTTGCAGAAGCACATACACCAGAAATTGCTGAAGCAGCAGAAATGTTTGAAGTTAAAATTAAACATGGTTATAGACATAGAGCATGGAAAGGTAATGTAGTAGGTGTAGGACTTAGTTACGGATTTGTTGAGCCATTAGAATCAACAGGACTGTTAACTACACACGAAAATATTATTAAACTAGTTGATATATTAAACACAAGAGACGGCCATGTAACTAGAACTGAACGAGAAGGCTTTAACTTTTCTTGTGAATATGATGTTAAAAAGTTTAGAGACTTTGTATCACAACACTATGCATTCTCTATGAGAGAAGACACTCCATACTGGAGATGGTGTACTGAAATAAATGAATATGATCCGCTTATGCATTCAGATGAAATGCAAAAACATTCACAGTATGTTGCTATGATTGGTAACATTGTAGGCGGTCATGCGTACGATGAAACATATACAGGAAATTGTTTTATTACAGCGGGAATGGGCATTAGAGCGACTGCTACACCCGAGTTAGTTTTACGAGGATCTAGTCGTAGATTCGAAGTAGATATACAAGAGGAAATAGGTGCAGTTGATCGCATGTATCAACAGTATAAAAATTTTGTATTAGAACATCTAGAGAATCTACCTAGTCATTATGAGTACTTAAAAGAAAACATCTATGGCGGGAAAGATGATTACGAGCTTGATTAAAAAGTTTTTTAATAAGCAAAAGCCACACTTGCGGTTCTATAGTCTGTATCCTGGAGTTGCAGATGTTTATCCTATTTTTCAAGCATCTAAATTACCAAGAAACTTTACAAAAAATCAACCCCCTCCGCAAGTTGAAAGACTAGAAGCTAACGTTGCTAAGTGTCCTGGAATACGAAAAGTTGCTATGACAGGATGGATAGTACCAGCACCAGCAGACTTTATTATTAGAACAAATGGTGACGGTGTTAGTTTTGAATGGCGCGAGCCGATTAAGTTTGACAAAGAAATGCCAGGTACTGAATCATATATTATGATGCATACTGAAAGTCAAACTGTACCTGTGCTTGATGATGTTGAAAACACATTAAGGACAACAGTAAAAGTAGAAACTCCTTGGAGAGTTGAAGCTTCAGACGATATTGTATTGTTACAATTACCACTTACATATGCTAATGAGCCTAGGTTTACAGCAGCACATGGTATACTAGACCCAATGCAATCACACGTAATAAACTTACAACTGTTCTGGAATGTTTTAGAAGGAGAAACATTAATTAGAGCAGGAACACCATTAGCTCAGTACATTCCTATTAAAAGAAGTGAACTGAATTATAGTGCGTACGATTATTCAGTTGCATCACAACCAACTGAGGTTGACATACAGAGAGAAAAAGCGTATAATTATGCTGCAAACTGCTCGTTGCTAGATAAAGACACTTTAGCATCAAGATTAAAAAGGGCAAAGGCAGTGTTAACTAAGTATAAACACAAAGGATGAGTACAATGACAGAAAAAAATAGAAATGTTGTCACTAAGTTGGAAGCTGTAAAAGCTCAACTTCAAGCTGACATGACTAAAAGCAACGAAGAACTTGCTAAATTAGAAGAAGAATTTGCTGATTTAAAATTAAATCCGTATGGTATTACTTCTATTGACTTTGCAAAGAGACAAGAACTTTCAACTGATGTTCTAAAGATGGAAGGCACACTTATGGGTTTAGATTTAGCTATTGAAACCTATGAGGAAGAACATGGTAAATCCGACTAATGAAGGAGGCATACACCTCTTTCCGCCTACAATATGGAAATACACATATAACTTTCCATATGATAAACTAGAGCAATCAATAGAAGAAGTTTTTGCTTCTGTTGAAAGAAACTCTAGTTTAGAAAAAGGCGCCGCACTATCTACTGTAACTTTACCTGAAAGACAGCAACCCCATACTTGGGAAGAACTTGCTGAATTTCAAGAATGGCTAGGCATTAAGTTAACAGGAATAAAAGAAGAATTAAATTTTTACGAAAGACAGTCATCGGTTATCGGTTCTTGGTTTAATAGACATTACAAGACAGGATATACTGAGGAGCATTGTCATAACTATAGTACGTTTGTAGCAAGTTGCTATATCAAATGCCCACCTAATAGTGGTAATATTGTTTTTAGAAACCCTTTAGAATATCACTTCTCAAACTTCCCTATAGTAAACGAAACACAAACATTGCAAGAAGTGCAATGTAAAACAGGAGATGTTATTATTTTTCCTAGTTGGTTAAAGCACTTTGTTACAGAAAACACAACTGACCAAGAAAGAATTGTAATGACTATTAATATTAAGTAATGGACTTTAAAATTTGTTATCCAGATGCAAACACTATTGATAGTGTTATAAAGGTAAAGTCCTTAGAGGACTTTAAAGCCGAGTACTTTGACTTAGGTGAAGGTATAGGTTATTGGATTGCTGATAATCCTTTTTATGATAATGGGTTTGAATTGTTTAAGGGTTTAGTAAAGTCTTTTCCTATTGTAAAGGATAATAATGCAGAAGGTAATTTAGATCCTAACCCGTTTGATACAATACATTTACCAGACTGGACATACAAAAACATTTGTTTTTTAATACGTGATTTTTACTTGAAGCATGTTGAAAATAATATGTTTGATCCGCAAATACACGAATGGGGTAATGTGTATTATAAAGAAAGAGCTAAACCTATTAGTTGTTGGCGCATACCGCATGTAGATTATCCTAAAGGACTAGTAGGTAATTTATGGTTTACAGGACACAATTTAGCAGACTCTTGTACAAAACTTTACAAGTATCAAGGAACTGTAAAAGACAGTTTATACGATTTTCAAACTAACAAAGATCATCCTATGTATGAGCGTTGGTCACAAATTGCAGATAAACCACAAAGAGCAGATGCTTGGTTTAACATGTCAGATGATGAACTAGCAGAATGGGGATTTAAGTATATGGGATCAGCACCATCAGTAGAAGGTAAAATGACAATGTATAGAGCAGACATTAGTCATGCAGCAGTTATTTCTTCTGATGTAGATTTTAGATGGAGTCATACATTTGCATTTTCAGATGATTTTCCACCTGAAGTTAGAATGGGCGACTTGGAGTTAAGGATATGATGAATTTGGATATGTTCTTTCCTACCCCAGTTTGGTGGGAGCAAACAGAACTAGACAATACAGACATGCTAAAACTTTGTTATCAATTACACAAAGAAGATGACAATGGAAGAGTATTAAGTAATCAAGGAGGCTGGCAATCAAAAGATTTTAGGCCTGATGCATACGAATCAATGAAACCATTACACGATGCAATTATGCAACAAGCAAATCAGTGTATTAGAGATTACGGTTAT